CTTTGCCAGCGCGGCAGAAATTCGTTCATGGATGCCAAGCGGAACGTCGTATTCGCTCCAGTATTGCGAGCACTCGGCGAGTTCGCGAAGGACGGCGTACATATCCGGCGCTGCGGCGATTAGGCGGGCGTTGGCCTTGATCTCTTCGCCAGCACCATAGACGACGCCGATTACTGGCTTGATCGACAACTGATTGACGAGTCCGGTTGGATCGCCGACTGACCACGGTCCCGGAGTATGCGCGCTCATTGGCCGGCCTCGCGGGTGCTTAAAGCTGCGCATTCTTCAACGTGATAGGGCGCCGTCTGAACCAGGGCGCGGGACAGCATCGGCGCGGGCAGGATGGCGCGCAGTGTCGCCAAATGCTCGGGCGTCGGCTGCCATGCGCAGCGTGGGGCGATTGGCTGGCCTTGGCCGGCGGGGCGATAGTGGACGCAGGCAGGACAGATCATCAGAAAGGCACCTCGCAAAAATCAGCGCACCCCTTCACCTGAAAATCAGGCGGCACGTGCGCTTTATGGCGGCTGCAATATCCCGCCGAGAACTCGACGCATACCGCGCACGGGGTCGATGTGGGGATGCCCTCCAATATCAGGATGGCGCGCTTCAATGCGTCGATCTGGTCCTGCTTCTGCAGCGGCGTCAAAGTCATAGTTGGTTATCTCGGGGTATTTGTTGGCTTCGGAGACAAGGATTCTGGCCGGTGTCTTGATGGTGTCCACAATCTGGACGGCATCCGCCACGGTGCGCGGGCACATGCCAGCGTGGCGCTTGGCCCACCATGTGACAGCCTTGGCGCGGGCAAAGGATGTGTGCTCAATGCACACCCACTCGCGGAAGGTCAGCAGGCCGCACCAGTACGTGACCTGCAGCGTTGGCGTGCCCGACTTGCCGACGTGCTCGGCGTAGGTGACGCGGTGCACATCGTGCCAGCGGGAGATCACCTGCTCGCTGCTCAGGATCGCGGCGCCCACTGGCGTCGCTGAGTGCTCGACCTTGCGGACCGGGAACTCATGGCCGCACTCGGGGCAGATTCCGCAGCCTGCGGCGATGACGGCCTGGCACTGCGGGCATTCCTTCGCGGCGCCCGTGTGCACCTCACCGAGCTGGCCGGGCTTGCGCGGCGCGCTGACGCGGATGGCGTCAACTGGCCCGTGTTCGAGAGTATTTCCCGCAAAATCGAGCACGAGGCAATCTGTCTTTCCGGGCGCCAGGCGCAGACCGCGCCCGACTTGCTGGTAGTACAGGCCCGGCGACTTCGTGGGGCGCAGCATCGCCACGCAGTCGATGTGCGGAGCGTCGAACCCTTCCGACAGCACGTTGACGTTGACCAGGGCGCGAAGGGTGCCGCGCTGGAACTGTGCGATCGCGGCGTTCCGTTCGCCCGTTGCCTGCGCGCCGTGAACGATGCCGGTCGCCACGCCCCGCGCCTTGAGCGCTGCGCAGACGTGCTCAGCATGGGCCACGGTGACGGCAAAAACTATGATGGCCCGGCGGTCTTTGGCGTGGGCCACGATCTCGTCGCATGCGGCCTCCACGAGCTCGGCGCGATCGACGGCGCGCGCCAACTCGGCCTCGATGTACTCGCCGCCGCGTGTGTGCACGCCGGACAGATCGGCGCGAGCGCTGCCGGCGCGGCTGGTGAGTCGGGACAGGTAGCCCTGTTCGATCAGGTCGCCGATGCGCGCTTCATAGGCGATGGCCTGCAGCACGTTGTCCGGGCCGCACACGGGCACCGCGGCGCCTTGCAGGCGGTACGGAGTGGCAGTGAGGCCGACCACTCGCAAATCAGGGTTCCAACGCCTGCACTCGGCGATGAACTGCAGGTACATGCCGTCGCCCTTCAAGGGCACGCGGTGGGCTTCGTCGATCAGCAGCAGATCGAAGCGGCCGAGCTGCGCGGCGCGCTTGGCGACGGACTGTATCTGCATGAACAGGATCGGGTCGAAGCGATCACGGCGGCGCATGCTGGCGGCGTAGATCCCGGCGCGCGCCCCGGGCCAGTAGATTTTCGTCTTCGTAAACGACTGCTCTACAAGTTCCCTGGTATGCGCAACGACACCGATCCGACCGCCCCAGTCGCCAACCACTGCGCGGCACATCTCAGCAATAACCAAGGTTTTGCCGCCACCGGTCGGGATCACAATCGCGGGGTTCCCGGTGTTGTGGCGCATCCACTGCCAGGCGCAGTCGATGGCGGTTTGTTGGTAGGGCCTAAGCTGCATCACGCCACCCTCCCCAGCACCGGCCGCATCCACTCGGGGCCGTCTGCCGCTTTGGCGACCGCCCCAAACTCTGACTTGATCGACGCCAACACCGGATCACTCACCAGCGCGGACAACTTCGGGCCTAGCGCAAGCTCGCCGCTCGTCCATCCGCCATCGCCCCCGTTGCGGAACTTTCCGCCATCGGGAAGCGCGTACTCGATCCAGTTCTCTTGCTCGTTCGCGTCCGTCACCTTCGCCCACCGGATCAGGTCGGGAATCAGGCGATGCTCGGCGCACCCTTTGCGCTGTTCGGCGATCGGCAGATCGCGCTTGTGGCGCGCGCAAGACCAACGGGCGTTGCCGTCGAGCTCGGGCGTGGCGTGGACGCAGGTGCGACAGTTGACCTGGACACCTTCGCCACGGTGGCACAGGTTCGCGGCCGGGCACATCTTGCACTGATACCAAGCCGGGTCAGTGCTGACGCCGGCCGGGGGCGTTGCAGCCTCCACGATGCGCGCGGCTTTGGCCTCCAGCCGTTCGGCCTCGGCCTTGTCGAACCGGATGCGCTCGGCGTAGATGTCGTCGGTGTCCTTGTTGACGCCGAGATACATCGCGCGCTCCATGCCGGACCACTTCATGTAGAGCGTCACCTGCGCGTAGTGCTCGGGCTTGCTGGCCTGCACGCCCTTGGCGCAAAGGTCCGCAAAGGACTTGGCGCTGAACGTCTTGTACTCGACGACGTGCCAAGCCTTCGGTGCCTCGGGGAACCCCAGCGCAGCCCCGTCCATGCTGCCGCCGACGTGCCCGCCAACGGCGCTGAACTCGAACTGCCGTCCGGTGCGCGGGTCGACCGCGTGGATCTGCACGCCGATGGCGCGCAGATCGGACGACAGCGCGGGTTCCTCCCGTTGCCCGCGCTCAAAGAGCCGCAGCAGTCGCCCGCTGTGCTGCTCGGCATATGCCCAGCGGAACCCGTACCAAAGCTGCCGGGAACACGGCCGGCCGATCACCGACGCGCCCAGGTGGCCGCGTGGCGGCTCTCGGCGGGCTTCGTAGGCCGCGTAAATGGCGGCTACGGTCGGGCTGGTGACTGACTGCGGGATGGTGGCCATGTTATTCCTTGCCGATTGCCAGCTTTTCGCCGCGATCAATGGGGCGCAGCGCGGAGACGCGGGCCGCAAGTCGCACCTGTGCGTCGGTGTTTTCCTTCGCCTGTTCCGCGGTCAACATCGATCGGTTCAGGTGCGTCAGGCCATCGCGCATTTCGCGCAACGCCTTCGCGAGTGCCGAGCGTCCGCGCTGGTTGACGCGCGCCGTTTGTTCGGCCGGAATGACGATGCGCAAGCCCTCGCCGATCTCGGTATCGAGATACATCGCGTGTTCGCGCAGCATCTGCTTGCGCAGCGCGTCGACTTGTTGCAGCCGGCGCAACTGCCACTCTTGGTACACGTCGGCGCGGGCGCCTGGGCCGGGTTGCTCAAGACCGAGCAGCGCGTTCAATTCGTCCCAGCCGATCAGGTCGCCGTAGGTCCAGCGCTTGTCGTTGACGATGGCGCGCTCGACGTTGCGCCATGCGGGCAGAAGATCGGTGCTCACGCTGCCACCTCGAAGCGGCCAAAGCGCGGGCGATAGGTGCCGATGCCAACGACGCGGCCGGCGTGCTCGACGATGCGGCGCACGTCTTGCGCGTCGATCAGGTCTTCCATGTAGCCCAAAGTGAACGAGCACGACCAGCGCAGGAACAGCGGGCGGGCACGCATGACTTTGCGGCCGCCGACGTTCACGCCGCGCACATCCACAAATGACGTGCTGCCATCGCCGTACAGGCTCTTGATGTCGCGCGGGCCGTCGTAGTCCAGTGCGGCGCGGTCATCCATGACGGACAGCGCCTGCTTGGACAGCTTGCCGAGCTTGAACGCCTTGGCGCCCTCGAACAGGCACGCTTCGATGTTCAGGCCGGGGAGGTACGGGCCGAGCTTCGCATCGTGGTACATGCTTGCGCGCCACTCGGATTCGAGCAGCCACAGATAGTCGTCTTCCGACTTCTTGCGCTTGCCGGCCACGGCCTTGTGGGCCTTCGTGATCGCCGAAAGCGGGTTGGCCAAGGTTTCCGCCTGCATCATCAGCGGGCGGGTGGAGTTGATCGTGATGTTCATCGTTGCCACGTTGTCGATTCCTTGTTGAGTTGTTGCCGTTTTCGGCCCTTGCCTGGCCTAGCCTCGCCTGACCCGGCCTCGCCTAGGCTGACCCGGCTGCGCCACGTAAAGCCTGACTCCGCCTAGGCTGGCGTTGCGTCGCCATGCCGTTTTCAGTGCTCATCACACCCGTCTAACCCGTTCGGGCTACACGGCTGTTTTCAGCCCTTGCTGCGCTCAGGTGTGCCATGCCGAGCCAAGCCGTTCACTGCCAAGCCCAGCATCACCAAGATCAGCCGCGCCACTCCACGTGGTGCTCATCACACCCGACTGATCCCGAAGGATCAGGCGGCTGTTTTCAGCCCTTGCTGCGCCGGGCCTTGCCAAGGGTCGCAGCGCACAAGCGCGCATTGCCCGACCGCACCACTTGGTGCTCTCGCACCGGACTACCCACCGTCACCGATGGGCAGGCCGCTGTGTTAGCCCTTGCCTCACATAGCGCTGGAGAGGCTTGCAACGCATAGCCCAGCCATGCTGTGCAGATTCACGCTGCGTTCCTCTGCCACGGCAGACCGTCAGCCTGATTGGCCGGCGCAGTCTGTTGCGGCTGTGCTGCCGGCTGAGTGCGGACCGGGGCAGCGCCGGCAATCGCTTTGTAATCCTTGATCTCGTTCGATTCGCCGTAGCCGTCTTGCGCCGGCTTGTATTCGACGCGGATCAGATGCGGAATCGAGTGCAGTTCCTGGGAGTCCTGCAACTGCGCCACATGCCCGGTGGCGTGGCGAATCTTCGCCAGATCGCGTTGGGCGTATTCCTGCGTCTTGGGGTTCATGTTCACGATGTTCAGCCGAGCCCAGAGGTTCCGGCCCTTGTAGGGGCCTTCCAGCACCTGGTAGGTCAGCGCCAGAAACTTTCCGTCGCCCTTCTTCGTCGGCTTGAGGTCGGAGTCAACGATTGCCGCCACGTATTCACCGCTCGGGAGTGCCGCGAACTGCGACTCCGGGGAGGCGTTGAGGTCAACAAGTCCGGTGAGGTTTGCCATGTTCGTGTTTCCTGTTCGGTAGGTGGGTGGTTCAGGCAGCCAGGGCGGCTGCCGGGGTGACGCTGGCCGCGAGTGCGGCCTCGAATGCCTGCCAGTTGAGCGGCAGGGTTTCCGGCAGGCTGTAGCGGTTTTTCGCGATGTAGGCCGGGTGGTCGGAGAGGTGCAGCAGGCGTTCGCCGGTGGTCGTACCGAGCTTGCGAACCTTGTCCGCGCCCTGAAAATCCTTGCCCAGACTCTCGTTGCGGGTGAAGATTTTCGGGGCCGCGTAGCCGATGACGTCGGCGCGTTCGTACACGAGCTGAAAAGCCTTTTTGTGCAGCTTGATCTGGCTGCGCTCGTAACTTTCCGACTCGGGCGTGGATGCCGTCACCACATCGGTGTGCGCGATCAGGATCGAACCGAGGCCGCGATCTGTGGCCAGACTCATCAGCGCCTGGAACAACTGCTGCCAGTAGTCCAGCGCGATGGCGTACCCCTTCCCGAAACCCATGTCTTCGAGCTTGCGGATCGAGCCCTTGGGCTGGTCTTTCTTCGCCAGCGACAGCGAACCGGAGTTCACGTCGCCGACCACTGCGGCCCACAACATCGGTTCCAGCGCCGACAGGGAATCGATGACCACCCACCGGAAACTGTGCTTTTCGGTGTAGAGCACGCGCAGGGCGTCCATCACATCGGCGAAGGACTCGGCGATGGGGAAAGCATCGGCCTCAAGGTTGCCGAGTCCATCCTCCGTGCGGATGAAGATGGCGCCCGGCGCGCCGGCTGCCCACGTCGTCTTGCCCACGCCTGGCGTGCCGTGAATCGCGATGATCGGCGGGCGGCTGGCGCGCTCGCGGCGGATGGATTGGAGGGAAATCGCCATGGCTCAGCCCTCGACCCGTTCGACAGTGATCGACGGTTTCGCCGGCTTCATCGTGATGGCATGGGCGATCAGCCCGTACAGTTCGACTTCGTTGGACTGCAGGTAGCGCA